GTGGTGTTTATGTTAGCGCCGTCCACATTGCCAGCAAAAGACACAACACCTGAGAATGATGTGCCTGTGGGCGACACCACTATTACATTGGCCACACCCCCGGGATTCAATGTGATATTGCCATTGATTGTGGGGATTTCTACGCTACTGGTGCCATTGAATATTTTATCTGCATTGATGTTGCCCACCAGCACTGCATTGCCAGTCACTGTGAGATTGCCCACAATGTTGACATTTTGACTGCTCAGTGTGACTAAGTCACCGGCGTTGATGGTTGCAATAGTGTAGTCACCACTGACTCTTTTGACTGTGCTCATTTACAGATCCTTTGTGTTATTTATACGGGTTAGGAAGTGAGTGATGTCGACTGTGGTCAAATTGCCCACAGATTTGAATTCGGGTATCATAGCAGATGTATCGCCCATCACACGATGAAAACTGGTGTCAGGAAAGTCTCGACAGATGGTCACAATTTGTCTGACCCAGTTGCCAGTAAAAGTAGGTAAACTTGAGCTTTTTTTGTAAAATTCTGTGTCAGCATAAACATTGTTGAATTTGTTGTGTTCTGTAGGGCCCATGTCAAAACCAACAAGATATACTGCCAGGTGTCGATCTATTGCTGCAAGTGCAACGGCAATGGGACCTGAACTGAATCCAAAATAACTTTGTGGCACACTTCGTGCGCCCAGGCCAGGCAAAGGCTTTCTAGTGTACATGGTGTGATTTTGTGCGTATCCAGAATTTTGTATCACTTGTGCAATTGCTCGATCAGTGCTGACCAACACATCAGGCGCAAATTCTCGGTACAAGGCATTGCATCCGTAGATTTTGCCATGTTGATTTAATTGATGTAAATTCACTGCCACTCGGCTGACACCGTTGCCCAATACAAATGCTGCGCTCATAAAAAATCCCCCCTGTATGTATCAGGAGGGACCGGGTTGTGTTACAAATTAGGAAGTAACGTTGTCCACAATGGCCAGATCCAACAGATTTTGTTGGCCTGCGGCCACGGTGCCAGTGTTGGCAGCGGCTGTGGTTCCTGACTTGATCACTGTGCCTTCGTCAGTGAAGAAGTTGGTGGCATATCGTTTGTCTGCAATTACCGAAGTGGCTGCGTAAGTTGACCCACCAGTCCAATCCAACAAGAACTTGTTGGTCAGCTTGCTGACAGTGGTAGCAGTTGAATCAGTTACTGTAAATGTAATAGCCATGAGTCCAGCAGCAGGAGTAGTGTCATCATCCAGCACACACACGCCTACACTGAAGGCTGCACCATTGCCGGCTCCTCCAACAGAAGTTGCTGTGAAAATTGTGCCCAACCCAAAGTTAGTAGGAGCACCGGCAGCAGTCCAGTTGGTGGTTGTGCCCACAGTGCTGATTTGATAGGCTTGACCTACCACAAATGATCCGTCGTTGACGCCGGTTGCATCGCCTACCAGATACTTGTGACTGCCTTTTTGGCGGATGATATAGCCAGCTGCTGAACCAATACCTGAGCCATCTGGTGCAGCAATGTTCACAGTGACATCAATTCTGGGGTTGGTTGCTGAGGGTGTGTCAGTTGGGGCTGCGCCGCCCACGACGCCTAGATATTGAGCCGAATCGAATGTTTGGATTGGTGAATTAAACACCGGTGCGGTCAATGACCCAAAGTTAGGAAAACCAAGATCCACGCTGACGGCTGCGCCGCCATTGCCTGATCCTGTGCTTGATTTTTGAATTTTAAGAGGACGTCCCATTTTTGTTTCTCCTTAAAGAAGTCCGATCGGAGTTCTAGTCCGTACGCGGCGGGTAAACCGCATAAAACGCCGTATTGCGTTGACTTTTATTTATGTGCCTGTTAAAATAATAAACCACACTGTATATACTGTAAATATTGTCATGAGCACAACTGAACAAATAGTAGACCCTGCCAAACTTATTGAAGAAGGCAACCGACTGCGCGGCGAGAATCGCCCGGATCAAGCACTGAAATGTTACATGCTGGCCATGTGTCATGACCCTGACTCGTCAGCAGCCTTCAACAACTATGGCAATGTACTACGTGAATGTGGTCATCCACGTCGTGGTATTCCATTTTTAGAACATGCAATTATACTTGATCCTGCCAGTATTACTGCCAAATTTAATCTGGCCGTGAGTCATTTGATCATGGGCGACTATGCTCGCGGATGGCCAGCGTATGAAGCACGGTGGCAATATGAGCATCTTGCCGGCACAGAGCCACAGCACAAACAACCACGCTGGTCGGGTGAAGATTTACGAGACAAAACTATTCTTGTGGTAGGCGAACAAGGCCACGGAGACAACATACAGTTTTGCAGATTTTTGTTTAACTTGCATGCTGCTGGAGCAAAAATATTGTTCCAGGTGACAGATGGCATGATTCCATTGTTGGCCAACACCAACCTCATTAACTGGGTGGGTAGATATACTGATGAGACCCCCGAGTTTGATTACTGGATTCCTATCATGAGCATACCAGGAGTGTTGGGAGTTACCGTAGATAATCTTCCACGGCCTATCAGTTACATTAATGCACAAGAATCACAAGCAAAACAATGGTTACAACAACTGGGTCCTAAAAAACGCATGCGTGTGGGATTCTCTTGGTCAGGTCGCAGAGATGCCTGGCTCAACACCCACAAAGGTGTACCATTTGAAACCATGCTAGAGCTGGTCAAAAACAATCCGCAGTATGAGTGGATAAATTTGCAGGTAGATGCCACAGATGAAGAATCGCAGGCCATGGCTGCGGCCGGAGTAACGCTGTATCCAGGTACTATTAGTAGTTTTGCTGATACTGCTGCGTTGATTTCATGTTTAGATGTTGTTATTTCAGTAGACACTGCCATCACGCACTTGGCAGGATCTATGGGAAGGCCCACCTGGTTGATGTTGCAGTGGTTTGCCACAGACTGGCGCTGGATGTTGGATCGTGATTCTAGCCCTTGGTATCCCACTGTGCGAATATTCCGTCAACCGCAAATGGGCGATTGGGCAAGTGTTACCAAAAAGATAGAGCAGTATCTAACGTGGTTCAAAGTATAGCCAACAAAAAAGCCCCTTTCGGGGCTTTTTCGTCCTTCCCATCCCTGGAAAAGATTCTCTGATTAGGAGAATGACAAGTTTGAAACTGCGATCTCGCCAACGTAGTCACCGGCATTGCCGAATGAACTAGCTGTGTTGGTCAATTCGATGTAACCATAACGTGTCATGAATGACACCACTGGTTCGAATGTTGAAGGATCAAGCACAACACCACTGCTCATCAAAGGAATGTATGGGCAATAGAATGCTGGTGCATCAGCTTCTGAAGAACCTTTGTAACCGACCAACACGCTTTGTGTGTCAGCAGCATAGCTGTCAACAAACACACGCATGGCGCCGTTCAATGTACCAACAAACTTTGTGTTGGTAGGTGCTTCAAATGTACCTTCTGTAGTGCGAGCAAACGCACTAGTTGTTGCACTTTGCAACACTGTCAGTGCAGCTGAAGAAACTACAGCGTAGTTACCAGCGCCACGACGTGTGCGTTGAGCAATCAAGTTGGCAACACGGTTAACCAACACAGCCAATGCGGCGTGTTCGTCACCAACAAATGTTGCTGTACCAGAAACAGTAGCTTGGTTGTATGTGAACTCAGTAGCTGCCAGTGAACGCAAGCTCAAGAGAATCTCTTGGTCGATTTCAGCTGTAATCTCTTGAGCCAATGCTGCCATGATTTCTGCTTCAACGTCAATACCATGCATGGCTTGTGCGTCTTGTGCAGATTCAAATGTCCAGCGAGCTTGCAACTTACGTGTGCGAGCTTCAACGGCTTGTTTCAGGATCTGAACGCTAATTTGCTTACCGCCAGTGCCTTCCATGGTAGCTGTGTTGTTACCAGTGTAGTTGGTAGAAGTGCTTGTACCTTGTGGCACAGTAGAGTATGCTTGAGCAATTTTGAATGGGCTCAATGCTTCTTCACCAGCTGTTACAGAAGTAGCGGCTGCAGAAGTATCTGTCAAACTCTGGGCATAACGCACACGCAGGGTGTGGATTTGACCAACTGGACCAGTCATGGGCTGAACGCCAACCAACTCGTTAGCAATAACGGTAGGCATAACACGACGGATAACAGGCAGAATAACACGGTTAAGTGTTGCAATGTTACCAGCAGCAGTAGAACCTGCGCTTGCATTCTCTTTCAAATAGCGACGAGTATTCTCGAGGATTACGTTCATGCTATTGCGTCGAGTTCCATTAAGACCTTCTAACAGTGCCTCTTTGGTTTCGCCCCAACGACTTTCTAATAGTTCTTGTGACATTTAAGTCTCCTTGTTAAGATTAAAGACCTGCCAGGCGCTTGAGGTC